ACCTTTATTTGACCATCAAAAACTAAAACATCAAAACCTGCTGTTGAAGAATTAACATCTATTTTATCATTGGCTAAATCAACACTAGGAACTGATGTATCTTGAATAATAGTGTTAAATAAATATCTTTTTTGTTCGCTTATTGTCGCTCCTGTGCTTGGCGTTGTGTAGCTTGTATTGGCTGAATTTCTAACTATAAAAGTTTTATCATTTATTGTGTTTTCAGTTGCTACAAACTTACTGCCTGTAAATGGCATGATTAACTTTTTGAATATAGTCGAATCAAAAAATCTTGAATCGTAACGATAGCCTGCTGCACTAAATATCTTGTCAACTATCTGCTTAATATAAATAGCAGGATACATTGAAGTTTCTAAGGTGTATTCAAGTTCTTGTTTGTTAATTGAAAGCCCATTATCAATTAGCGGATAAACATAACCTTCTCCCGTTGGATTGCCACCAGAAAAGTTAACGTAAGGATTGCCGTTCTTGATAACGTAGTTTGCCCAACTATTACTTATTGCAGATGAACCCCAAATATGGTTATATTCTGACAAGTCAATTTCTGACAACTTCTTATCTCCTAAGTCTTGGAATAGGTTTGCAAGTTTGCCAATAATAACTAATTCAAACTCGGCTTCTTGGTCGTTTACAGGTATCTGAGTTAACTGCAAATTACCACGCATTAAGATTATACCGCTGCGAATTATTAACGCCTCAGACTTCAAGTTCACGTTAAAGTCAGGATTAAAGTTAGTTGCCGTTCTATTACTTGTCGACCTGTTTAAGTCTTGGATGTTTGAGAATATCGCTCTATTGTTTGCCGTTGCAGGCACTTTGATTGGTAGCGTGTAATCACTCTTTCTTTTCTCAGGTTCTTTAATATCTATAATAGACTTATTAACAGGAATAGGGATGTTATCGTAAAGGTCAAGAATAAAAGTTTTAACCACTTGACCATTTAAGTATTGCAGTATTTTTATTTCGGTTTGCATCATAAACTTTGGCGATAATTATCGAATGAATACTCAATGCTGATTTGAAGATTTGGAATCTGCCTGCCTTGCTCATACTTACGTTTAACGTAATTGTTTGCTACTATGTTCACAGGAACACAAGATGTCGAACTTGTTTCCAACATAACCACAGGGCTAACTACTAGCTGCTCCAGTGCTGCTGATTCTGCATCGGTCAATAAGTCTGAGTTAAGTGTAATCCTTTCGGTTAGCTTTGTGAAGTATTTTGTTTTAAGCCTGTCTGTTTTTTGGTAGCCTAAAGCCTGCACCTTTTTATATTCTTTGTTTTCTATCTCCACAGATTCGGTGCTTACCATTGTAAAGTTAAACGCATCAAAGCCGCCCAATGAGTTTAGCCAATGTAAACGATAGATTTCGTAATTGGCGCATGAACTATCTACATCAATGGTCTTCGTAAATACTAATTCATCGCTGCTATTCTTTATGTCAACTCTGTAATATGCTGCACCTGCAATAGATACACCCATAAAAGTCAAGAACGATTCGCCAATGTTTAACGATACGATTCCTGTTGCTGCGGTATAAGTTGAATATGAACTTGAATTTATTGAACTGCCTGCACTATTGTAAACATTCACATCTACTATAAATATCTCATTGCTTAAATCAAAGAAGGTTAAGAATCGCTGCTGATTTATTCTAATCTTTTCTCTGTATGAGTTATCGTTTAAGCTAACTTTATTAGTTGTCTTTAATTGTTTGTCAGGACTAAATGCTGTTTTAGTCCAATCTAAGAAATCAAATATCGCATTGCTTCCTAGCTTAGGGCTGCCACTTGTTCCAAACTGAGCAAGGTTAGGGTAGATAACAGGCACTCCGCTTGCATTATCGTATATCTCGCCTAGTTGCAACCAATACCTAGCCTGTGAATTAACGCAAGGCACTATATCGGTAGAGTTAAATCCGCCAAAATCAAAGGTCACGTAGTTCTTTACTATGTCTGCCACGTTTATTTGAACAGTTCCCACTAGTGGTTGCTTAGGTAAAGTTAACCTAGTCACAGGGTTGCTTTGTCCGCTTACGTTTACATCGCATAAGAATTGGTAATTAGGCTGAGTACTATTTCCACCGCTCACACCTATCACTATTTCGTTAAATAAATTTTGCCAATTATTAGGGCTTTCTATTATTGTTATCATCTTGTCAAGTTTATCTCTACACTTACTATTATTTGCTTGCCGAATTTCTCAGCTATTGCGTTGCTCATTCTTGTAACCTCTGTATCACTTATTGCCGTGTCTATAAAATAGGTCGGTTTTAATCCGTTCTGCTTTATTCCAAACGCTATCGCTGTGGCTCGTTTTCTTTTCTCGTCTATCTGAGCCTTTGCTCTTGCTCTTTTAGTTAGGTTTCTAGTTTGTGAATATCTTGAATCTAGCGGAATACCTTTTTTTGTTATCCACCTCATTAAGTTGTCGACCATTGGCTTACTTGGGAATCTAGTCCTAAAGCTATAAATTGAGCCGTGCTTAGTTCTTAAACCATTTACCCCACTATTTACAAAGAAGGCATAATCATTACCTTCAATAGCCACGTAGTATTCATTACCTGCCACGCTTACAGGCATAGCAACTATTGACTGCTTCAACTCTGAATCCCTTAAGTCTACTTGGTCTAGGTTACTCTTTAACGCCTCGCTGAGTTCATTAGCCACGTTGAACAATGACCGCCCAATAAAGGTGTCAAACTTAATATTCTCAATAGGAACGTAATCTTCACCTATCGAACCTAAAAGTGCCTCATAGTTTGCGCTCATTGTCTTCCCTATCTATTTGGTAACATATTAAGTTTAAAAATTCAATCACGTTCATTTTAAAGAAGTATTCCCACTTTGTAGCATCTCTATTTGCGAGGTTATCGATTGTAACGATGTAGCCCCATTTGGATTCAAATCCTTTACTATCGCTTCCACCTCCGCCTCCAAATAAGTTCTTATATGAATAGATAATTCTCGTAAGACCTTGCAAAAAAAAACCAGTAATGGCTGAGCATCCTTCATTGTCATCTTCTCAAACACTAGGTCGCTTATTTCTTTGTGTGCTTTGCCATCGTATGCCGACACCTTTCCATATCTCCAAGTCATTGGCTTTAGGAATACAGCTATGAATTTGTGAAGTTCCTTTTCGGCTACCTTGCTAAATGCTGAAGCATCAATAAATTGGTCTGTGGTTATCTTCATTATGTCCATATCAACTGCAAACCATTTACCGCTAATCTTCAATTTTTTTTTAATCTTGTATCCGCTTAAGTTATCCTCAATCGCTTTTAAACGCTCTACGTAATCCATAAAGATTGTATGAGGCAAAGCCTTGATTGATTCGATTGGCTGCCTTAAAACGATTGAAACACGCCTCTGCAAGTATTCTAATTCACTTTCATAAGGCATCTGTGCCAATGTGCTAACGTATTCCTTGATGGTTATTTCTTTGAACTCCCGCTCCATGTTATTAAATATATTATTTTAGTTTTGTGTAATTGTTTTTTTAACTTGTTGATTATGCTCGCATTATGGTATACTTGCCAGAGTTTTTCTCTTGAAGTTTCATTAGTGCAAGATACCTAGTTGCATCTATTAAGTGATTATTAAAATCGATTGGTTCATTTAGCGTGTGACCTGCTTTATCTATTTTCCACTTGTAAGTTCTAAACTCCCTAAGTAGATTTGAACCGATTAGATTTAGCTTGTAACGTCTTATAATATCAATAGAGTTAATAATCGAATCTTTTCCTTTTGCAGTTGGTTTAATATTGTAACCTAAACGATAGACTTCTTCAATACTTTTAGGTTCGGCACTATCTGCAAATATCTCATCTCTACGTTCTACTCCGATGTTCCTTAACTTGTCGGCTACGTCTTGGTTAGTAAGTCCACGTTCGTAAAGTTCTTCTCTGATGTAAAGTTCTTGGTTATACTTGTAAAATGAAACTATCGCAGTCGGGTCATTACTAAAACCCCAATCTAACCCATATCCTATGAACGTAGCATCTTGTGGCACTTGGTAGCCCTCAGTAAAGTTATTGAACACTAAACCTTTTAGCTGCCCTCTTTGCCCTAGTCCAAATATTTTCCAATACTCTGGGTCGGCACTCTCTAATTGTTCAATCTCTTTCTTAAGTGATTCAGGCAAATGTGGATTATCCTTATAGGTAGTGATTAATAACTTAGCATCCTCTCTAGGAATCACTTGTTCATAAATCCAATGTTCAAAGTCAGATGGGTTGTAATCAATTATCACCTTGCCTGTGGTTCTTAGTAGCAACTGCCTCCAATCTTCAAGTTCAAGTTCATTGGCTTCATTGGCAAATAGGATATCACGCTTTCGCCCTCTTATCTTGCTGGCATCATCTACACTAAAGAACTCGATTAGGTTGTCATTAAGCAGATAAGTGTTCTCGGTCTTGTTGTGGTTAGCCTCTGAGTATAGTTCAGCCTCCTTTAGTATATCGAAGAAGTCACGCATTGAGGATGCCTTTAACGCAGGCAAAGTTTTACGCACTATTGAATAGGTTAGTCCTGTATGCTCTACGCAGGTTCTTACAATCCATTGCAGGGCTGAATAAGTTTTACCTGACCTACTCCCGCCTTGCAGGATTGCTATTCTTTTTCGGTCTACCTTAAACGTATTATCAATATGAACTAAGTTAGGATTAAACCTCATTGTTTTCAATCGGTGCTTTTAACCATTCAGGCATTTTACTGATGCTAACATCTTGTTTAATTTCGCTCTTTTCTGTTAGCCCATTTAAACGCTGTGTTATGCTCGGATTATAGATGCCTGCCATACCTCCATTGATTTGGTCGTTCCTGCATTCTTTGCGTATCGCATAACAGATAGTTAAAAAATCTGAGTACGAACCATTAGTATTTGCAAAATAATGGCTTAAATCGCCTATAAAAGCGTTTTGAAATAACCACGTTTCAAACCCATCTATTGTCAATGGCTTTTCTTTAGTTCTAAATACTTCTACTCCATCCTTACCTACATAGTCTTGTACTAAGAATGGATTTGCTTTAATATAATTTTTATATTGTTCGAAT